TTCATAGCAGAGGCTAACCCGGCTACCGTGCTGGCACTACTGGATGAACGGGAAAGGAACCAGCAATACATCAAACGCCGCGACCAGGAGAACGAGGAAATTTCGCTAACGGTAGGGAAGCTGCGCGTTGAGCTTGAGCAGACAAAATCAAAACTCAACGAGCAGCGTGAGTATTACGAAGGTGTTATCTCGGATGGGAGTAAGCGCATAGCAGAACTGGAGGAGCGGGAAATAAAACCAGCCAAAGGCGAAGTTCTTGTCGTTGTATCTGGTTTTACTGGTTGCGGGAAAAGCGCCATTGCCGGGGAAATAGAAATCGCGATGAAGGCTATTGGTGTACCGGTTCAGTGGACTAATGGCGATGCGGAAAAGCGCATGACAGGAGCTGACTGGCTGACAGCGATTGAGATGTACAAACCAACAGTGCGCATCGTGGAAGTTAATGTGCCACACGCCGCGGGCATTCGTATCAAAGGAGAGTGAGATGAGCGCTATAACCAAAGAACGTATCGAATTATTCATTAAAAATCCGCTTGATAACGGACTTACCCGTGGCGAACAAATGGAACTTGCACGGATTGCGCTGGCATCGCTGGAAGCCGAACCTGTAAGCCAAACTTACAACTTGCCAGAATTAGTTGAGGGCATGGAGGTTTCCATTGATGTAAGCACTTGTGATGCTGATTTAGGTAATCGCTATTTCGGCACCGTCACCGAGGCGTCAGAGCTTGATACTGCCAAGAATGGTTACATCCTCCTGGTTCAGGACGCAGAGCCAAACTTCGATGTAAATGGCAACTATCCGGTAACTCCGGATGGTTGGATAAGCTGTAGTGAGCGAATGCCAGAAATGGGAGAGCGACAATGCTATGTGTTAGCTGCTGACTTTAAAAACAACTACCCACCAAACATCCCCAACACTCAGGTCGGCGTATATGGCGACTGGTTTAATGATGGCAAGCCCACTTGGGATGACGGTGATGGCGAAGACCTGTATCTCAAGGAGGTAACCCACTGGATGCCGCTGCCAGAACCGCCGCAGGAGGTGAATCAATGAGCTGGCCTGATGCAATCGTAACTCTGGGGGTGGTATTCGCAGCAGCGTTTGTGTGTACTCGATTTGTCGATGGGGATAACCACATGTTCGCTTTGATTCAACGCGGGCAGATATACACCGATAGTGCTGGCTACCCGGTAAAAATTACTCACAGTACTGTTCACTCGGTATTCTTTCGGAGGATGGACGGGCGCTCCGGGCGGGTACGCATCACTGAGTTCAACAGCCTGTTCGAACATATTGACCACCAGGAGTACCGCAAAATTCTCGCGGACACTGAGCAGGAAAAGCACCTGAAAAAATTACGAGCCATAAAAAGGAAGTAAAGAATGAATAAAGCATTTGAACGATGGGTCCACCAGCGTTACGGCAATCGCTATGACCTGACGCGAGATGTTGACGGCTTCTACTGTCGTGAAGTTGTGAAGCGAATGTTTGACGTGTGGTGCCACTGCCGTGGGCTGAGTGTTGTGTGAGGTAATGCATGGGCAATGTGATTCAACTGGCTCCCAATGAATGGGTTTGTGAAAGCGTTCTTATCGCAATTACCGGGATCAAACCAGGCACAATTCTTCGGGCCCGGAAAGAATGCTGGATGGTTGGAAGAGAGTATATTCACGTATCACCAGACGGTAATCCAAAGCCTTCCAGTGAATGTATGTATAACAGAAAAGCAATAGATGCCTGGGTCGCCTCAATGAAAAACAAACAACCCAGGTGATTTAATATCATGAAATATGTAAGCTCGTATCGCTCTTGGGCGTCTGGAGGTATCGATGGATAAAGTCAAATATCCAACAGGCGTCGAAAACCACGGCGGCACATTACGCATCTGGTTTAATTTTAAAGGTAAACGTGTCAGGGAAAATCTTGGTGTCCCTGACACTGCCAAGAACAGGAAGATCGCCGGGGAACTGCGGACATCAGTATGTTTTGCCATCCGCACAGGAAGCTTTGATTATGCTGCACAGTTCCCTGACTCCCCCAACCTTCAGGCTTTTGGGGTAAGTAAAAAAGAAATTACGGTGAAGGAACTTGAAGAAAAGTGGCTGGATCTGAAACGAATGGAAATCTCTGCAAATGCATTCAATCGCTATGAATCCGTTGCAAGAACGATGGTTCCGAAAATTGGAGGCAGTAGACTGGTGTCATCGGTAACCAAAGAGGAATTGCTGTATATCAGGAAAGATTTGCTGACCGGGTATCAGAATTCAACGAAAAACAAAGCAGCAGCAAAAGGACGGAGCGTCGTTACTGTAAATTATTACATGACGACAATCGCTGGAATGTTTCAGTTTGCTGCAGATCACGGTTACTTAGAAGCAAATCCCTTCCAGGGAATTAAGCCTCTTAAAAGAGCCAGGGCAGAGCCAGATCCGCTAACTCGTGACGAATTTATTCGCCTGATAGATGCTTGCCGACATCAGCAGACGAAAAACCTGTGGTCATTGGCTGTGTACACAGGAATGCGTCACGGTGAACTGGTCTCCCTGGCCTGGGAAGATATCGATCTGAAGGCAGGAACAATTACCATCAGGCGCAATTATACGAAACTTGGTGAGTTCACTCTACCGAAAACTGAAGCAAGCACAAACAGGGTTGTGCACCTTATCCAGCCCGCTATCAGTGTCCTGAAAAATCAGGCTGAAATGACAAGACTGGGTAAGCAGTACAACATCAAGGTGCAACTACGTGAATATGGACGTTCAGTGAACCATGAATGTACTTTCGTGTTTAACCCTCAAGTGGTTAGAAAAAGCGAACAGGTAGGTTTTGTCTACAAAGTCGATTCTGTAGGTGACTCATGGGAAACAGCCATTAAGCGTGCAGGGATCAGGCATCGAAAGGCATACCAGTCACGACACACTTATGCGTGCTGGTCATTATCTGCCGGAGCAAACCCAAGCTTCATTGCCAGCCAGATGGGCCATGCAAGTGCCCAGATGGTATTCAATGTATACGGAGCATGGATGACTGACAGCAATGCAGAACAGATCGCAATGCTGAATCAGAAGCTGACAGATTATGTCCCAATGATGCCCCATAGTCACCAAAGTGACACCAGAGGCTTATTAAAATCAGTAAGTTAA